TTATCAAAAATTGTAAATGAATTACAAGGATTTTTTGAAGAGTCAATAAAAGCTGGAAGACCACAAGTAAATATTGAAGAAATAAACGATGGCGGAATCATGTTGGCCGAGGAAGCTTTAAGTAAAAAAATGATTGATGGGATTGTTGAAGCAAAAATATCATTGCAATTTCTTAAAAATATCTTGTAAAACATTACAATATTGTTATTATTTAATTGAGCGAAGATGTTAGAAGTTAAGCAGAGATCTTATTTTTAGCACTTCAGACAATTGAAAACGTTTGTTTGTGAAAAAATAAATCACGGTAATCACCTGAGAATAATTTTCGAATTAGTTCTTTTGGGTGATTTTTTTTTGTTTAATTTTAATTCAATTAAGGAGTTTTTAAGATGGACTACAACCAACTTATTGACAAAAAAATAAGCATGGAAGGTAAGATTGCTGATCTAAGGCAAGTAGCCGGTGAATCAACGCTTACATCTGAGCAAGCAGCTGAATTTAATCAGCTTAAGGAAGAGTATGAAGCTCTTTTAGTACAAATTGATAATGTCAAGGCTACAGACGCAGCTAAGGCATTTAATAATAAACCTGTTGTAAAACCTGAAGTCCCACAAGTATTTAATCAAAAAGATGATTTCAATATGGACGCTAAAAAAGGTTATCAACACAGAGGAGACCTAGCAGCTGATGTTATTAAATCAGTAAAAACAGGTCAGTGTTCAGATCGTTTGAATAGTTATATCAAATCGACTAATACTCTAAAAGTAGGTCTTGATGCTAATGGCGATATCCTTCAGGCTAACGGTGCTGCAAGTACTTTAGTAGATGGTGTTGAAATTATCCCTGATCTTATTACTGATGTAAAAGAGTATGGTCAAGGTTCAGGTGTAAGAGAAATCTTAGACATGTTCTCACCTTTATCAACTGATCGCAAACAAGTGGACTACTATATCAATGATGACACTTACAATGTCGATGGCCTTGTAACTCAACGCATTGCAGAAGGTGGAACGCTAACAGCTCAGAACTTCAACAATAAGCGTAAATCTTTCCGCTTAAATAAAGTTGCTATCTTTGCACAGATTACAGAAGAAGACATCCAGAATGTTCCTCTTTTAGAATCTCGCTACATGCGCAGAGCTCCGCAAACTTTAGAAGTTCAAAAAGTTCAGGACATTATTGCTGGAACTGGTGTTGATCAGTGTATCGGGTTTACATCTACTCAAAACACTGCTGCTGTAACTGTTACTCGTGCCGGGAATGGTTCTATTGCCTATTCTGACATTAGAAACATTGAAGGTAGAGCAAAACGCGGAAATGCTGGTGGTCAATGGTTCTATATTGTTAATGAGAATAGTTTATCTCAATTAATGAGTATTAAGGACGATCGCGGTGCATTGCTATGGCGTGCAAATACTAATCTTGGTGCTATCCAAGAAATCATGCCAGGTTACCTAAACGGTAAACCGGTTATTGTTTCAGAGGACTGCCCATTATTAACTGAAGAAGGTTGTTTGACTTATCAAAATACTTTCGGGTATATTTTCGGTCAACACACAAGCGACGTTCGCTATGCGGAATCAATGCACTTCTTCTTTGATAAAGACATGCACGCTTTACGCTGGATAAGTCAATACGGTGGACAGCCTGTGTTTACATCGGCTTACACTCCTCGTAGATCCGGTGCAGCTACTTTATCTCACACTGTTAAACTAAGTGCAACTACCTAATAAAAGGAGATTGATATGTCACTAAACAGAATATCTAATCAAATAGTTCAGATTGCAGATATTGTTCCTATCACAGGCGCAGCAACTTACAACTCTGAATATATTGATATGTCAACACAACTTGAAATCCTTGCTAAGGTTCATTGTGGTGTTGTTGGAACATCAGTAGATGCTAAACTTGTTCAGGCTTCAGATTCTTCTGGAACTGGAAAAAAAGACATTACTGGTAGAGCTATTACTCAAATCACAACTACAGACGACAACGCAAGCATCGAGCTTCGTCAGGACGATGGGTTGTTAGATACTGACAACGGTTTCTTGTTTGTCGGTCTTGAAATCACAACTGTTGGAGCTACAACAGCGGTTTCAGGTGAAATCTATGGTGGTTTATTTGCAATCGAGCAGGATAGTCTAGGGCCACAGTCCTATGACCAAGCTGATGAGACTGTAAGAGAAACTATCTAAACAATTGGAGGTTATCTATGAGCGGTTTAATTATCACAACTCCGGCAGTGGGCTACCCTGTTAGCCGAAGCGATGCTTTATTGTTCCTCAAGCAAAACTCCGGGACTCCTGATGATGCCCTCGTAGATACCCTCATTGCTATGGCTACAAGTCAAGTTGAAGTCATTACAGAATATCAATTAAATACAACTAGTTATAGGCAGTATTTTAACGGCTGGCCGACTCAAACTATAATTGGCTCAGTTAAGTCTAATAAAGTTATTGAATTATTAAAACCACCTTTAATATCTGTTGAAAGCGTAAAGTATTTAGATGAGGATAATGTTGAGCAAACTATTGCCTCATCAAATTACACTGTAGCTAATAATCAATTTACTTCGTCTTGCATTGTTTTTAATCATGATTTTGTATTGCCTCGTGTAGAGCAAAATTTAGTTGATACAGTTTATATCGATTTCACTTGTGGCTGGGAAGGCTGGAATAGTGGAGTGCCTGGCGTAAAAGAAGAGTTTATCATGGCAATTAAATTAATGGTCAATGAGATTTATGAACATAGGCTATTCAATTTAGAGGGTGAAATGACAGGAACATTACAAGAAAATTCATTCGCTATGCAAATCTTAAATTCATTAAACATAAATTCACCTACCGGCATCGGTTTAGGTGGCGCAGTTCCTAACTATATCGTATAAAGGTTATAAATGGGTAAAGTCGGAAAATTAGACAACTGGTTAAGCTTTCAAGATGCTTCAGTTACTCAGAATGCAGCAAATGAGGACATTGTTGCATATGTTGAAGCTGCTCAAGTATGGGGAAGTGTAGAGCCTTTATCTGGCCGAGAATTTCAAAGAGCGCAATCAATCAATTCAAATATTAGATATAAAGTAAGAGTCAGAACCATGATAGGAATTACTGACGATATAAAAGCGACATCTAGATTTGTCGATCTATCAGATAGCCGAGTTTATAATATTGAATATGCCGAAAAATTGCGCAATAAAGCTGATGATTATACAGATTGTTTTTGTGTGTTGGAGGATACTTAAAATGTCATTTATTCAAGTTAAAGGCCCAGACCTTAAAAAAGTATTCAAGCAATTAGAAAGGAATTTTTCTAAATCATTATTTAAGGCGATGGATGAAAGCGCGAAATATGCTAGAGATAGAGCGCGTGATAAGGCTCCTGTACTTACTGGTAAATTCAGAAGGTCTATAAGAATTTCAAGAAATATAAGAATGCCTTATGGCTTAGCTAAAAAGGTGGGTGTTGCTACTACATCTAAAGCTAATAAATACGCTGCAAGAGTCGAGAGAAAGCACAAACTATTTACTTACATGCCATATAGAGAATTAAACCCTGTTAGAAATGTTTTCTTTAGAGCAATCACAAAAGGTATTAGCAGGAGAATTATGTAATGTTTATAAATAATTTTATAGATTACCTTTTAAGCGTGACAGCAATCACAGATATTTGTTCAACAAGAATTAAATATAAAAAGATAGCTCAAAATTCTGACAATCCTTATATTATTATTAGTCGTGTTTCAGGGTTTTATGATCAAGAGCTAGATGGGGATTCAGATTTCACAAAGTTAACCTTATCAATTAAATGTTATGCAGATTCCTATTTAGTGGCAGAGCAATTATTTGAAGCAGTGCGATTAAATCTTGATGGTTATCAGCAAGCCTTAATAGGAACATTCTGGATTAATAGCGTAAAATTGGTAGATGATTTTGATAGCGAAGAAGATCCTGTTGATGCGGATCAAGAATATTTAGAAATAAGGGAGGGGATTTATGACATATCTTTCCCTATTGCTAATCCAGTTACATAATTTTCACAAACAGACAAGCAGTATTTTCACAAACAAAAACTAAAACTAAGGAATTAAAAAGATGAGTAAAGGACAAACTAATGGTTTGACTTTAGGTTTTGCAACATCTTCCTGGACTGCTGCGACTATAATTAGTTATTCAAAGGATGGAGAAACTGCCGAGGATATCGACACTTCAGATCTTGCAACAACTAATTATCGTTCATTTGAACCAGGTGATTTGAAAGATGGCGGAACTTATACCTTTGGCTTACATTTTGATGCTGAAGTAGCGGAGCTAGGTGTTGGAGTAGCTGATACTGCGACTGTCACTTTCCCTATTTCAAATCCAGCTAATGCAACCAATGCGACAGAGGACTTTGCCTGTTATATTAATAACAGTAGCAGAACTGGCGGTATTAACGAGCTAATCAACGGAACAGTAACATTAAAAGTTAATGGTGGAATAACTTTCACTCCTGAAAATACTTAACAAAATAGGGGCATTTATTTATCCC